AGCGGCCGGAGCAGATAAAAGAAAAATGGCTCCCGAAGGAGCCATTTATTATCCAAAAATCTTATTGAAATAATTACCAATCATTTCCTCGGTAATGCCCATTGCATAAGGCTTTGCGACAATTTGACCGTTTTCATATATGGCACCATAAATTGCGCCGTCCTTATAAATCTGGTAAGGGGTTAGATAACCACCATGTCCAGCAGTTTCAATATAGAGTACAACTCTGGTATTGATATCATACACGACATAATTGCCATATTCAATTTCCTCAATTATGGCAAAACGATTATCAATAACTTCAACCTCTGCGCCATCAACAACTTGAGTGGCAGAACAAGCAGCCAAAGTGCCAATACAGAGTACGATAATCAAAATTATCAGCCAACAAATAGTATATCTTTTCATGTTATCTCCTTATCCTGCGCAGGCGGCCATCAAAACTAGGCCGATAAAAATCCACGGAATTATTGCCCACCATTCCATTATGCCATAGCCTCCCTCAGCATTCTCGCACGAGCGGGATGCCGCAACTTGCGAATTGCCTTATTTTCGATCTGACGAATACGTTCCTTGGTAATGCCGTAGACCTTACCAACTTCTTCTAGGGTCATTGCCTTCTCGTGGTCAATGCCGAAACGCATCTTCATAATCTCACCTTCACGAGTGGGAAGAGTATCCAGAACCGCACGGACAATCTGGCTGTTAGCTTCCTTGACAAGGTTGCCGTAGCCACTTTCAGCATTATGGTCTGCTACCAGGTCACCAACACTGGTTTCACCGTCTTCATCAACGGCCACATCCAGAGAAGATACTGCCTGAGAAATGTCCAGAATGGTCTGAACCTTTTCCAAATCTTCATTCAGATACTTGGCGATTTCTTCATCGGTCGGCTGACGATGATTTTTCAGAAGTAGTTCATTGGTTGCCTTGCGGATTTTGCCCAGAAGCTCAACCATATTTGCGGGAATGCGAATGGTGCGAGACTGGTCACCGAGCGCACGAGAAATAGACTGGCGAATCCAGTAGGTAGCATAGGTAGAGAATCTCCAACCCTTAGTACCATCATACTTCTGAGCGGCCTTTATCAGACCGAGATTGCCCTCCTGGATGAGATCAAGCAGGGGCAGACCGCAACCATAATATCTCTTTGCGATGGGAACAACCAGAAGTAGATTACAGCTTACCAGTTCATTGATTGCGTCCTGGTCGCCCTTGAGCGCCTTTACGCTCAATTCTTTCTCCTGGTCAAAATTCAAACGGGGGTGATTACCGATAGACTTCAGATAGGCTTTTACACCATCGAGGACTACCACATCGGCAACAGTAGCCTCGAAATCATTGAGAGCTTCCTGGGCCTCATCTTCCATAATAATTACATTTTCTTCCATTATTATGCTCCTCCCTTACTTTCTCATTTTCTATATATATTATATCATATTTTTTTATAAAAATCAAATAAGCCCTTCCGAATGGGAAGGGCTTATATTTTATCGGGACTTAGCCTTTTGCGGAAGTGTCAATGGTGAGAAGCATCAAAGGCTTACCATCAAAAGAAATCCAGGGAGCAACTTCAACTTCAACAATAGGATTATCGCTTCGCAAAGCGAAGGAAGTCATAACTTCAATGGTAGCACCAGGACGAATCTCAGTCATAGCATGATCATACTGCTTTGCAATGTCATCATCTAAAATCAAAATTGCAGGATCTAGACCAATACCATCCTGGAAAGCACTGACGCCATAAGTAGTAGCGAACATGGTGGTCTCTTCAGTGGTGTTAGTCCAAATTAGATATACGACCAGAGCAGGATTGCCTTCATAGTCTTCAACGATATCAAAACCGGTAATGTCAAAGTCCAGAATCGGTGCTTCGGGAGAAGGAATGAACTCATTGGTTGTTTCGAGCGGCAGAGTAGTTTCTACAACCTCAACATACTCAGTAGTAGGCGGAGCAGTCATGGTTTCAGTTACGGTGATCGTTTCATCACCGCCGCAGGCAACCAGAGAGAATACCATACACAGGGCCAGGATAAATGCGAAAATCTTTTTCATATCTTTTACCTCTTTTATTTATTCAGTGACATCCTGGAAGCCACGCTCCCATTCAGCCATAGTTTTATCATATTCAGCGAAAATTTCTGTCTTGGTTCGCTTTAGCGCTTTACGAGCTTCCAACCAATAGCCAAGCTGAGTCCAGGCATTATAAGAATCACAGCCAAAAGCCATCGCAGCGATTACTACGGCCCAGTATTCTGCGCGCGTCCACTGGGCGACTGCACATACAGCCATCAGAATTGCGAGCAGTGCCCACAGAATTGCAAAAATCAGATTGCGAGTTTTCATTTCATTTCCTCCTTAGAAACATTTATCACAAGAGTCATATCCTGCGGCGATTGTTTCAGATAAAAGCATGGGGATATCTCCCCAACGGCAAGATTCAGTATGGTATTTTTCTCCAGATTTAGTGACATATACAATAGGGTCAATTACCTCTTCCTGATCCTCAGGAGGGAAAGTCTCTTCATCGGGAATTGTCGCCTCGGGAGAGGGAACAAATCCAACTGTTTCTTCTGTCGGAGCTTCTGTTATGGGAGGTAAAGTCTCTTCTACTACAGGTTCAGTAACCGCATATGCGATAGCTTCTGTTTCAGTCGGCTCAATTTCGATCTCAGGCTCGCCGCCGCAAGCAACCAGACTGAAAATCATACATAGCGCGAGGATAAAAGCGAAAATCTTTTTCATTTACTCATCTACTCCTTCTGGAAATGTATAGTCTTCGGGGTGAATAGGTTCACCTTCGGGAATACCTTTATGTAATGTTTCATTATAGACGAGGGAGTATTTCACACTACCATCATCATATTCGTGAGTAATTAGGTAACAACGAATAGTGCTACCTAAATTATCTTTGTATTGTTCGTGTACGCCCCATTCGTCAATCCATCGAGTTTTACAAGGGCCATATGCTACCCATACATAACGATAACCCCAATTATCGATGGAGCAGTCATATACGATAGCATCAACCGCTTCAGCAGTTGTATTTACTACATTTGCGGTCCGTAGTTCACAACCGCATAGAGTCAATAGTAGACAGAGCGCCAGTAGGAGAGTGATTAGTCTTTTCATAATCACTCACCCACATAAATCACGTCGTCAACATACTTGCGGTCCTCGCCTTTGAGAATGGGCATTTCATAGTCAACGCCGATGTCGCGTCTCCATGCGGTGCCACGCTTCCAGCGAGTGGGGTAATTACCCCAGATAATTCCTTTATCCACTTCCAGCATGGTCTTGATGTTCTGGCAGCACATACCCTGCAGGACAGCATGAGAATAATTTGCCTGACCGACCATCTGAATGGAGTTGCGGGTGGCGTCCAACTGGCGCCAATAGACCAAGTTACAGGCTTCTTCCTTGGGAATGTTGAAGCATCGGGAGTCAAACATTGCACCTTTTTCAGCGGCTCGAGAATAAGTATCAATCAGCTTGATCTCTTCATCAGTAATGAAGATTGGTTCAGTGCTGTCGATGTGCTTCTGAACTTCCTCCTGGAAATATTTATTGAAAGCCATGGTTGCCATAGAAGCAGAGATGGAACACATCTTCTGAATTTCATAATCAAACCAGGCGGAGCTGGTGAGTTTCTGGTAGTCAATCAGCAGGAGAGTGATTTCATCGGACTGCTGATAAGCAAAAACACATCCTTGAATATTTTTCGCTAAATATTCCATAGTTCTTACCATAGCATTTCCTAATACCTCATCAAAAGGTTTTTGAAATCCTCTGGTAAAAGTATGAAATGCTTTTCCATCTATACGAATTGCCACAGGCATCCGTCTTACGAGGCGATGTTTAGGCACCGCCTCGTAATAAGTTTTCATTCTATTTCCGAGATCATCATGAACTGCCATAATTAATTCTCCTTTATAACATAAAACGACTATTTTCTAATAAATCATCTATTTTAAGTGTAGATAAGTGAGTATAGGGTATTCTAATTAAATTAATCCCATTATCCTTACACCATTTAGTCTTAAAATTATCTTTTTCAATGGTTTTAAGATAATTTTCTTCTGTATTCCATTCATATCCTGTAAAATAGAAGTGTTGATAACCATCAAATTCAATTACTATATTATAGGTCGGTAAATAAAAATCAAATCGTGCTTTGGCTTGTGTATCGGGAAATATACAAGTATCAAAGGTTTTTTCTTTTTCAAATTCAATATTATAATATTCTAGCAATTCTTGGATTTGATATTCACCTTTAGAGGTACCAATACATCCACAGGAAATGGTTAAACCTCGCTTAATATTTTCTCCATCTTTAATTAAAGAACTATTCCCACAATCACAATCACAATACCAAAAAGAATGTCTATTTTTTCCTCCTGTAGGATTTGGAGCCTTGCCTGTGACTACCAATTTACCAAATCGTTGCCCCGTTAAATCTATTACTCGCTTTTGGGCAGATTCTTTTTGCAGACAACCACAACTTAAAGTATGGTTGCGACGAAGATTGTCTCCCGATACGATGGTAGATTTTCCGCATTCACATTTACATATCCACTGAACAGAACCTTGTGGAGTGCGCTCAGAATGTTCTTTTATAACGGTTAATTTTCCAAAAACCTTTCCAGTTAAATCAATTTTTCTTCCCATAACATTTACCTCATTTCGTCATAGTATTTTTTCTCTACTATATATAAGTTTGACGAAATAGAAATTATAATGTTTCGTCCAAAGAATTGCGGAACTCCGGTTCAGCGGTCGGCTGACCTGGCTGCCGCAATCTTCTTACCACCGCGCTTTGCCTTACGCTCAATGGCGCCATCAATAGCCATGCGGTGAATGGAAGTGATTTTGGAAGAAATGCCGAACTTGTTGAGGAAGGAGTTCAGATGCAGAGGCTCATAGCCGCAAGCATCGGAACAAACATTGGTATGGTTGGCACGGAAAGCGCCAGCATGGTCATGACCGTGGAAGTTCCACAGCCAGGGAATATCAACGGGTTCGTGGGTCAGAATAATCTTCTCACCGATAATCAGAGCGCCCTCATAGACCTCGTCAAAGAGGCAGTTATCGGCATGAGCCACCCATCTCTGGAAAGGAGCATGGAACTCCCACTGCTCAGTAACCCAGATCTTCCAACCGGGATACTTCTTAGTCATATCGACAACAACCTCGTCCTGAGTCCACTCGTCCTGATCGTAGATTTCTTCGACGATCTTACGCTCATAGTTAGTGCGGCCCACATCATGATTGCCCATGACTAGAACCTTATAACCACGGAGCTGGCGCACGCATTCAATATCGCCTACATCACCCAGGAGAATCAAAGTATCCTTTCTACCAACCTTGGAATTGATCTTGGCGATATGTTCGGCGTCAGAAGGACGCTTCTTGATGCTCTTGGCGAGATCCTTATCACCGAAGTGAGGATCGGAATACATCCAGACGGTGTTCTTACACCAATGCTGGAACTGAGGATAAATTCCGGGAATAGCCATAGTATCAAACTCCTTTTCTTAGTAGTCTAAACAATCAATTGCGAAATGGGCATAACCCAAAAGGAAGGGAATTACCAGTAGATACAGGAAAATGCAATCCGGAGCATTCAGCCAAACGCATAATGCCTGCGGCAGAAGGAAAATTAAAAAGGCAATTAGTACCGCCATGATGATGAAAAACGATTTTGCCATTGTATGAAAGTAAGGATGATCGTATTTCAGTTTTCTGAACATTCTACTTACTTCATAAGGATTTATTTTTTTCATTTCTTTTCCCTCCCTTATCTTACATAAATATTATATCATATTTTTTTATAAAAATCAATAAAGACCCTATGGATGCCACAGGGTCTTTATCTTACCAATAAGGGTCTTCATTGATTGAAGATATTGGTTCTTCTTCGATAGTCTTTTCCATGAGCTTTTCAACAAACTCAGTCATATGACGGCATTTGTTCTCTTGATAGAACTTGCGTCCTGCTTCAGCGACCGGATACAAGACCGCAACCAATATGCCCCACAATACACCATATCCCATAAGAGATAAAAATGCAATGCAGACAGTTAGCATTGTAGCCAGGAGCACAGAAATTCCCATGGACTTAATCGTTAGCTTCTTTACTTTTAGCTTCATTTTCTAAGTCCCACCATTCCATATAAGGACTCTTGGGCAGCCACCACTCAAGACAGTAAGTTTCTTTGTCGTACCACCGATTCCAGATGTTCTCCAAGTCCTCATAGTCGTTATAGAACTGTTCTACGCAAGGCCGTTCAATCCGGTCGGCATGATAATGACCAAAGCACCAGCATTTCCAAGTGAAGTTATCCTTCAACTTATCCATCCAGACTTCCATGGTCTTATCGACCATAGACTGGTCAATGCCGCCGATAAACAAGTCCCGAGGCTCCCAAGAGATAGGACAAGTGTGAGAGAATACAAAGTCAAACTCTTTTCCGGTAGTATTGTTCATAATCGCCCGCATTTCAGCTTCAGTAAGCTGTTCATCGGGGAACCAGCCAGGATGTTCCTTTGTACCTTCAACCCGCTTCAACCGATACCACTTGTCAACAGAATAAGCACCGCCAACAACCAAGCACTTATGATTGTTGAGAGTGTAGACATTACCATCAACAAAATACCGAATATTGGGGAAGTCTTTATCTACATAGACTGCGCCATCCACATTGGGATCATATTCTACTTTATAACCCAAGTTTTCAGGCCGCTCTTCATGATTACCCCGAACGCAGTAGAAGGTATAGCCATATACGCAGGACAGTTTCTTATATTTTTTATCAGTTTTATTTAACCAAAAATTTAGACCACTATCGCCTAAAATAATGATTGCAGTTTCAGTGGGAGTAAAATTGGGCATATTCCGATTTATATTACCTGCCCGATTGACTACTCCCATGCCACCGTGACAGTCTCCTGTAATTATAAAATTTTTTATCATATATTACACTCCTAAATCTTGTAAAGTTAAAGTATCTCGTTTTTCATAAGGAATACGAATAAGTTTAATATTATGATTTTTACAGTATTCATTTTTTAACTTATCACGATACTATCTTTCTTCTAAAGTTTCGGAATTGTCCCATGGAGTATAATCGTTACTATGTTGACGTCCATCAAATTCTATTAAATGAGACAAGACATTATTACTATCAAAAATAGCAAAATCAAATCGTAGTCTTTTTTTATTTCTTAAATCTGAGAAGCTATATTCTTTAGCATAGTTAATATTATTTTCTCTTAATAATAATTCAATATTTTCTTCGCCAATAGAACGATTAGCACATCCACAACTTGTTGTATGTAATCTTGTTAGATTTGAGCCGAATATAGATACTATATTACCGCATTCACATTCACAAATCCACTTACTTTTCCATCCATTTTCTTCTGTGCTAATATAATTATTATCTGGACCTTTAACGGTAAGTTTTCCATAAACATTTCCCGTTAAATCATTTCTTTGAGCATGACATTTTCCACAACTCATATTTTGTCCAGATTTTATTCCACTATTTAGATTGCAGCTATTAACACTAGTCAAATTACCGCAAGAACAGCGACAAATCCAATAAATATTATGACCTTTTCCCCGAGGTTTTGTTTCATCTATATATAATGGTTGTAGCTATCCTATTGTTTCAATAGAAAAATCTCTTGGTTTTCTTCCCAAATAATCAACTCCTTCTATAATAATTGAAAAAAGTCGGGGTTCAATTATTATTCTTTGTCCATATTTTCATTTCTTTATATATATTATAACATATTTTTTTATAAAAATCAAAAAAGGGAGCCTTGATGGCTCCCTTAAATGTATCGTGGAGGAATAGGATCATCTGATCGCATTTCCTTTAGTTTCTGTGCGCTCGTGGGTTCTTGTTTTGCTCCTTTTGGCATAAAGAACGCATCAAAAATATCCGCATAGGTAGTTTTTTCTAATGCTTCTCGTGCGGCACGCGCTTCTCGTTTATCTTGGACATAGCAGGCAAGTGCCTGTTTGATAAGGCACTCGCCAGCTTCATCAGTTAGTTCACATTCATTACCCTTACAGACTGGCACATAACCATGCTGACTGCAACATAGGGGACAATAACTCATGCCTTAAATCCTCCTAAGGTTTCACTGTCATAGGTAAGTTCTGGTTCAAGGAAACCGAGTTCGTATTTTACTGCGGTTTCCATGATACCATAGCTTACAGATTCAAGCAGTTGTCTCATGCTTTCATCTTCTACTTCTGGTGTGCGAGCACAGAAATCCTCGGCCATCTTATCCATATGAGCAAGAGTAACCTTAGCTTCTTCGCGAGCAATTTCCAGAGGGATTACATCCAACATTTTGTAATCCATGATATGAGGAACTCTTGCTGGAGTTGGCTTCAAGCAATCTTCATAGCTCTCACCGGCGATGTATCGCTCAAGGTAGTCATCAACTCTCTCCAAGTGAGAGTTCTGCTTACCATCGTAGCCATACTTTTCAATGATTTCCAGTTTGGAGGGGTAAGGCTTTTCCATTGCCGCATACTTTTCATGGGCGATGCCCTTCATAGATTTGACCGCACGGAAGGGGTTCATGCGGGCGATTTCCTCTCGATGCTCCACTAAGCGCATCCATTCATCCCGATACATAGGGTTGATGATGTAGTAAGGAGTAAAAAGGATTTCAAGGAAGTTCAAATTCTGCTTCCGGAAAGTTTCCATATACAGACGAATGTCCTTCCAGTCAGTATGCTCGTTGTTTTCACGAACATGAGTAGTAGATATTGGCTTGCGGTTCAAGCAAATATCTGCGAATTTTGGTACGATAATCAATTTAGTGTCAACGTCAGAACCTTCATAATCCAGTCCATAGTTTTGACTACCCTGTAAGAAGCAGCCTACAATCTGGTATTCAGGAAAATACTGTAAGGCTTCTTCGTAATGATCTCGTACCCTCTTCATCACGAGAGCATCGTGTAGCTCTTTGGGGCTAACTACAGTCAAGCCTAGCCCTCCTTTCTTTTAGTCTTTTACTTGTAAGTGCATAGTCCAGTAAAAACCGGAGTAACACAGAAGAAGTTGCTTTTTATACATATCATGGGTTAGCAGATATTCGGTATCCTGTTCCCAGCCATTCTCATCCAGTAATTCATACTCCCACCCCAACTCTTGTAGCATATCGAGTATGTCAGACGGACAATATTCGAACTCCTTGAGATCAATGATTTTTTCATCGTCCTCCAAAAGTTCAGGAATTGTTAGTTCGAGGATATTTTTTGTTAGAGAATATCTGGCTTTTTCAATCATTTCTTTCATTTACGCAAACCTCGCTGGTGGTGTTGGGGGACTAGGTGGTCCCCAAAATACGATAAAGATTAGTAGCGCCAAACCTGCGGCGCCGAGTAGCACTTGGTACATTTTTATTCCACCTTTTCAATATCTAATAAATAGATAGGGAAGGCATGTTGTCGCTTCAGCTTCGCCCAAGCTGAGACAATATCGGGAGCTTTTATATAGTCTGTGTATCTCAGACCCACTTCATCTTGATATTGACCGTAGCTCCAGACGATGAAATAAGTATGCTTTTTCTTAAAAGGCCACATTACCACTCCACCTTTATTTCTTCGAGTAATTCGATTGCGGCATCACATAGTTCTTCCCAACTTACATCGGTCAGATCTTTATGGATGCAGTTATTGGTGATTTCTCTTGCGAGTAATTCTTCGGTCAAGTCGCAAACATAACCGATTTTATCTCCGATATGATCCCAATCTTTCTTTAGCATATGCGGTTTTCCTTCCTTTCATCCTCTTTGTCTCGACCTACAGTACACAGCTTATAGAACCAATAGAAAGCCGCAAAAATAGGACCAACTACCAAATGGGCGAGAATTGTCAATACCAAGCAACCAAAGCGATTGACTCGGACATTCTCATAAATCACATAAGGATTTATCCAACTCCAAGTAAACTGAAATTCGCAAATCATAGCGAGAAAAATTTGAAAGGCTGTTGTGGCGATTGTATATATTGTAAAATATGTTATCACTTTAAAACCTCCCAATTATTCTTTTCAGCAATAGTCATCATATTCTGACGACCAACTGGATTTGCGGTATGAATACGGATGGGGTAGTTGCGGTCGGTGGCTTCCATCCAGTCAAGGATTTTGATATAATCTCCACCGTCATGGGCGTAGTCACCAGCATCATGATCCAGGTCGATGACTTCAATAGTGGAAGGCTGATTGAATCCCTTGCAAATATATTCAGTTAGCTTGATGGTCTCAATAACTTCATTGACGCTATTGAGCCAGAGATACCCGTCCGGGGCGGGTCGCAGGTCATCAACCCAAATCTTCATTTAGCAACTTCCTTTCATCAAACTTTCATAGACGCTCTTGGAGTCTTCTCTCATATCTTCAACCCAGTGCCGTCCGGCATGACACCAGAAATGGTCGCCAGTATCTCGATATTCTGCTACGATAGCAATAGCATCATCAATGGCCCAGCATCCATAAGGAGCCTCGGCAACACCGACGATAAAGAAATCTTCATCGACCAGTTCAACCAACTGCTCGCACCAGTCGCACTTGACCCAGCCATTCCACATTTCGTGGGAGGCATCGCCAATGCTGGATAAATCGGTATGAATACCAAGCAGGTTGAGCTGATTTGTGGAATTGGTCATATCTACCTGATTCCGATACCATTCAGCTTCTTCTTCCCATGTCAAATCTCTTTCAAAATAATCAACATGACGCTCAATGGGAGTATCGCCCCATTGAAGAGGAATACCCTCGGGAGAAACTGTAATGGAAGTGAGACAGTGGGTGCTACCACTCACATAACCATTATATTCATCTCCTGGTTTTACTTCATGGAGATAAACCTTTACACTTCTAGGTGGTCTCATACTTACCATTCCTTTCTTATCTTTACAAATATATTATATCATATTTTTTTATAAAAATCAAAAAAAGGGTGGATTACTCCACCCCTTGTAAAATCGGATTAGCCCTTAGAAATCATGCCATTCATAATCTGCTTTACATCGAAAGGCAGACCATTCAGCAACTTCTGAGTAGCATCGACAACGCTATCACCCTGAGCCAGAGCGTAGGGAGACATATGCTCAGCCATGACACTCATCAGATCGCACTTACCGCTCATCTCCAGAGCTGCGATCAGATCGGGAGAGATGGATTCAACGATTTCCTTGACGGTCTTGGCGTATGCCTTCTGCTTGTCGGCCTCAATGTCAGCCATAGCTCTCTGATGCTCCTGCAGTGCCTTGTTCTCGGCATTGGTGCGCTCGATCTGAGCTGCATGTGCGGCGTTCTTACGAGCGATTTCCGCAGCAGCAAGAGCGTCAACCAGAGGCTGGAGGTCATTTTCAGCCTGCTTCTTAGCCAGGTCTTCTGCTTCCTGCTTACGGTTGATTTCAGCCTGGATAGCCAGCTTAGTTTCAGCTTCCTGCTTCTGAAGAGCCATCTTATTGATAAGCTCCTGAGTACGCAATTCCTGCTTCTTCTGCTCAGCAACGCTCAGAGCTTCGGCGATTTCAGCCTCACGCTGTGCGTCAGCCAGTTCCAAAGTCTGGCGGATCATATCAGTCTGCTTATCCAGGATCATTTCCTCGATATCGGGCTGAACATCCAGACTCAGGACTTCCACATCATGGATGAACATACCATTCTCGGGGAAGAAGCGATGACCACGATGCTTGTTATCAGCGACATCGGCAGAACAGGTCTCGTTGCCCATGGGCAGGCCAAGAGTCACATTACGAACAATATCAGAGTAATTCTGATAGAAGTCGTAAATGGTGTACTCCTTAGCCGCACGCTTCAGCAGAGAGCGCACACGGTCGCACATATACTTGACATAATTGTCAATAGCGAACCACTTGTCCATGTAGTCCTTATCAAAATCAACGCAGTAGCTGACCTTGATGGTAGCACGGACAAAGTCTGCGGTCTCCACATTGATAAGGTCAGAAACCTTATTGTTTTCGTGGCGCAGATAGACGGTGCGCAACAGCTTATCGGTAGTCTTAGGACGACCGGTGCTCAGTTCCAGACGCTCCAAATCCTGATCGTAGTCAAGCAGAACGGTCTGGGGGCCGCAGACTACCTTTCTCTGGCCGCTCTTGGAAATGATATTCACAGCATAGCCAGTCCAGACGTCAATGGAAACAACGCCGTCCAGCTTGTTATCCAGAGTGATAGTTCTGGGCTTGGTGTAGGAAGTGCCACGGGAAATATTAGCCTTGGCTTCCAGGTTAGCCAGAGAAGCGGAGGCAGAGGTAACGCAGGAGAAAGCAGTCAAAGTGTCCAGATCGGCAGTAGCCAGGGACTTCTCAACATACTTTTCATTCAGACCGATGTTGTAGTTCAGAACAGCCTGGTTGCCGGGATACCACAGTTTACACTGGTTCTCAGTCAGCTTACGCTTGACAACAACTTCGGTTCTGGGGTCGGGCAGATACATAGCGGGACCCTTGACGGTCTTGATGACGCCGGTCATGCGGTCCATGATATAGCGGCCTTCACCCTCAGGAATTGCGATTGCGTGATGCATCATCTTATTATCATAGGAGATAATAGCGTGCTCGGGGCGAGGGTAATAGATCATCTGGTCGTTACCAGTGATGAACAGTTCCTCACCAACGGGATGAACAACTTCATTGCCTTCCTTGTCAGTATCCTTGTACTCAGCGATGACCTTGACATAGATACCGGAAATTTTGGAAAGCTCAACGGCACGGAAAATGAAACCGCCCTTGGGGCTGGTTACGAAAGTTTCAGTAGGCTCAGGGAACACCACTTCGGGACCATGGACATAGCGCTTGTTGCCATCCTCGTCCTTCAGAATGCAGTACTCCAGGCGCTCCAAGGTAACAGCCTCGCGCACATAACCCTTGCGGTCGTCGTTGTTGATTGCGATGACTTCAATACCGGTGGGAGGAATATAGAAGGAAACCTCAGTACCCTTGATGACCAGAATCTGGCCGTTGACATAGGTATTCTTGGTATTCTCGATTACATTACCTTCGGTATCTCTCATTTCGCCGGCGCTCTTGGAAGCTTCATCGGCTTCATAGACACGAGCCAGAAGATACTGGTTGGAGCGTAGGGCGTGACCCTTGACAACCTTAGCCATCTGGCCGGGATACAGGGCGAAGGAAACAGGACCGCGCAGATTGACCTTGCGGCCGATATGAACATTCTCGGGCAGGTTGTTTGCGCCGGGGATAGGATGACGGTTATTCTCAACGGGATTCTTTAGGATAATATACCAGTTCTCAGGAGCGGTAGCAAAGAGATTTACGACTTCATTATAGCCGCACTTTACGAAGCTCTTGCTTCTGGTATCGAAGCGAACCAGCTTATCGGAATTGGAAAGACTGGTCTTGGAAGGTCCGACCCAACATACGACATGGCCCTTGGTTTCATCGAGGACGTAGGCATATTCGTTAATGGATAGGACAAGATCTTTTTGCATCTCAGACATTTGGATTATTTCCTTTCCTTTTTTCTTTTTATTTCTTATGTATATATTATATCATTTTTTTTTATAAAAATCAAAGGAAATAAAAAAAAATGGGAACTTCCCGAAGAAAGTTCCCATAAAAATTATAGATTAGCCTGCTGCAGGTGCATCTGGAGCAGAACCATTAATACGAGGATTGATGTATAAACAGTCGGTGCCGTCATCAACAGAACCATCCTTTTTATATTTTACACATACACTATGAAAACCAGCAGGTAAAACACCAAGATCTGCTGTGAAAACAGTATATGGGCTACCACTAGTACTCAATAAAACATTAGTAGAGTCAGTAGCATTTGTTGTAGAGAAGTTAGCTCCGTCTACTGTACCTATTAGACCAAAATCATATGTAGATTCGCCAAAGCAATAAACATCTAAATACATATGATCGAAGCCATTGCATCGATAATATACTCTAGTAAGAGCTGCACTATTTGATACAAATCTATTATTAGACCAATAAGGCCAAGAAGAATCGCCAGAGCTTTCAAAGTTATAGCTTGCTCCACTAACATCCTGGAGATAGTAGTAAGATTGTATTCCAACCCAAGGTGTGATATCAGAACCGCCAAAACGCACATGGATACCACAAGTATCTTCACCATTATATACGCTGCCATCTTTTAGATACTTGACATAAACTGTATGAGTACCTGCTGATAAAACGCCCAAATCAAGTGTACCAGAACCATTTATGCCTCTTAAATTTAGGGCAACTCCACTAGAATCTACTGTGTTAGTTGTTGATAATGCTGCACCATTAGCAGTACCAATTAATGCATAATCGTAATTATATTCAGAGCTTTGATAATAATCAATATAGACATTATCAAGTCCATTTGCGCTAATTGTAATTACAGATACTGCAGCAGTACCATCCTAATACATATTATTTGGAACATACCAACTATATGCACCATAATTGAATGGATTATATATAAATTGATAAGTGCCACCAGCGGAAGCAAATGAATAAGAAGAGTTTAAAACGGCTGGTAGACTAGATAAGAAATTAACTTTGAATTGTAAGCTATCATTATTATCATTCTCTGAACCATCTTTTCTAAATTTAGCATAGAAAGTCATTTTTCCGTATTTTTTACCATAACTGACACGATAAACACTTTCTCGATTGATTGTTGCAAAACTTTGCTGAACATTAGTAGTATCTACAGTATTAGATGCTGATAAAGTACTTCCACTAGTTGATAATATTCCATAATCAAAGCCAGCTTCAGCATAGTTAATACAATCTAAAACAATATATCTACTATAACGAGAAATAACAGTTACTTTAGCCAAAGCGTAAGAACTATTAACACCCTGGTTATTACTTTCATAATATCCATCACTATTTAATACAAAAGTATATGTAGAGCCACTTACCGGTTCAACGGTTACTGAATCATATCTATAACCAGGACTTTGAATTGCAGCAGTTTCAGTACGAACTCTAAACTGGATACAATCATCAAAATAATTTCCAGAAGCGTCTTTACGATATTTTATATAATAAGTATAAGTACCTGCACTTAAAACGCCTAAATCAACAGTTGTTAAAGTATCACTAATATTTTGATAACTTGCTAGAACGTTAGAAGTGTCGATTGTATTTGAAGTAGATAAAGTTCCTCCACTAACAGAAAGTAAACCAAAGTCAACACTAGATTGAGAAGATTGCCAAGCATCAATATAAATATGATCTACTCCATTTGCGGCAATGGTTAATTTACCTACAGCGGCACTACTTGCAATTCCACGGTTATTAGAGTAATACCAGCCACTAGAATAAGTAAAGCCATAAGAAGCGCCACTAACAGAAGAATAAGTGCAACTAGAATTTAGAACAGATGGAACAGAATCTACAAATGTAACTTTGAATATCATACTATCTGCACCAACCGCGCCTGAAACGTCTTTAATAAATTTTACATCAAAAGTATGTGTTCCTGCAGTTAATTTACCGAAATTTACTTTCTTAATAGAACGAGCAAATCCATCTCCAGTATCCGGTTGAGAAATTACTGTATTCATCTCTGGATTAGCAGAAGCAGTAAAAGTGGTATCAATAGCAGAGATTGAACCATAATCGAAATAAACTTCACTATCACATTTATATTCAACAACTACATACTTGGTGCCATCTGTTGTAACAGTTGTACGAGCTAAAGCGTAAGATTCATCTACGCCTTTATTATTACTTTCATAATATCCAGAACCATTATCAACAAAAGTATATGTAGAGCCACTAACAGAAGCAACTGTATAACCATTAGTATATGTTGGTGTCTCAGGCTCTGGTTCAGGTAAATCGACATTGATATACGCAGGGATATAAGACATATAATCTACGCCATCTTCAACAAAAGCATAACCAATATTTTCATTAGTATATTCAGCAGTTGGAGTACCAGAGATTTGGAAAGTAAATGTCTGACTTGCACCAGCCGCGATTGTAACAGCAGAAGTTACTGTCTGATTACTAGAATTTTTAATGACACAAATAACACCTGGATAATCTCCATCATTAACCAAAGCTTCAACAGTAACAGAGCCAGAAGCATTACCAATATTAGAGACTGTAAAAGTATTATGTTGTGATGTCCAACTACCATTCGAATAAGAGAATGTCATTCTTGTATTCGCCCAAGTTGTATCAAATTCTGCTTTTGGAGTGACAACAGGAGCGTTAGAAGTATAAACATACTTTAAGGCAGGAGTCCATTTATTATTAGTATAAATGAACATATTGGTTGCTGCACGCCATACAGCGTATAGAATAGTAATACCGCCATTAGTGGAGTTTAAAGTAGAAATACTTGCGCCATCTGTATAATCGGCAGAAGTTGCAGTTGAACTAGTTGCCCAACCTACAAATGTAGCACCATTCTTTGTAAATGTATTTGTTCTTAGATTAGAAGCAACTCCATATGTATGGTTAGACTCAGCCATAGTACCGCTACCGCCATTTGAGTCATATCTTACTTTGTAAGTATTTCTCGCAACATTAGCAGTATATGTTGTACTTGAAGTAGGAGCAGTCGTTGGATAAGACGCATTATAAGATAAAACTGTGCCAGAAGCATTGGTCCAGCTTACAAAATGCCAACCAGATTTTAAGGGCTGATTCAGAGTAATGTTTGCTCCTGGAGTTAATGTACCGCCACCAGTAGGAGCATATGTACCAGTCCAATTTTCGCTATTAGCAAGAGTTAAAGTAATTTGATTTAATGTCCATTGTGCAACTAGAGTCTCACTTGTGGACGATGGACGATATGAAGCACCAGCAGCATAAGTTGTACCATTTGGAGCTAACCATCCATTAAAAGTATAATTTGTTCTAGATGGTGTGGGTAATGTAACTGTTCCAACAGTACCGTTACTTGTAGTGTAATTTGCAGTAACTGTACCAGTTGCGGTAAAAGTTGCTACATTACTTGAATTTATTGTAATACTTGTATTACTAGGAGTCCAACTAGAAAAAGGATATGTGGTAGTTCGAGTTGCTGTCTTAGTTGTTGGAGAGACTGTACCACTATTAGGATTAAATGTAACCGTATATGTTGTTGTTGTACTCGCTTTAGTTGGAGTACCTAAAGATTTAGTATTATTTGTATACTTAGTAGTTGCGGTACCCGCAGTATAATCAGCATAATAATATACATCAGCAGTAGTAGAACGACTTGCACTTGCTGCATAATCGGTAGTACCAGAGGTTAAAGAGCTTGGAGTGTAAGTGCTTGTTCTTTCATCCCATCCAGAGAAAGTATAAGTAGTACTAGTATATTTTGTACCGCTCTAAGTGACATTGGCACTTCCATTATTATAATTAACAGTTAAAGTAATTGTTGAACTATTAGAAGTAATAGTATTAGAACCAGGAGATGCTCTTAGTGTAAAACTAGGAGATGATCTACTAGAATATGTTTGTCTAGTGTAAGTAGTAGAACCAGAACTTGGATAGTAATAATAAGCCCAAGCAGTACCTGTCCATCCAGCACCTTCAGTTACGTTCTTAACCCAGTCGAAATAGTTCCATGTACCAGACCAAGTCGCAGAATAACCGAAGCTGCCGTTTTGCCAATATCCGATCCATTCGGGGTTGCTACCTTCAACAGCAGTTGCCCAAACCCAGTCACCAGTAGAACCAGAATAACGCTAAATGGTACTGTATCCAGTACCAGGACCTGTTCTTTGCCAAGGTTTAGTTGTACCATTAGGAGCATATTCCCAAATAGAATACCAAGTACCACTATTCCATGATAAGGCCATATTGTTTCCTCCTTTTTCATATTTTTACAAAAAGTAAGAAAAATAAAACTTTACCCTTTGATGCATTGACTTAATAAAGTTAGACGAACTTGATTTTGATATTCAGGTTTGACTAAATAATAAATATAACTTTCCATAACTTGCGCGATTGGCATAGTGCGGCCTTCAATCTTAAAATGAGAAAAGCCCATGTCAGTATATTTACCATATAAATCATCAACCTTAATAACAGAAGGGAATTCTAAAATATCATAGAAGCCTCTGCGGTAAGTGGGGCAACCGCCCGCAAGCTCTCCATCAGTTTCTGGATTCATCATTTCAAAATTAAGTTGATGCTTGGCAATAGTTTCATAATGCTTTTGTCGTAATTTACAATTAGGATGACAATAAGCATTTATAAGTAATTCAATTTTATCTTTATGTTTAATGCCATCTAGGAAATCAAAATTATAGTTATCTCTATAATCAATAACTACTAAATCATATTGTTCAGTAGCTTCATTGATTTTACCTAAATCTCTTTCACATCTTGTTGTAGATAAAATATATTTGAAATCTGGATAATTTTTTCTTAGATACTCTTCTAATATGGGAGAGTTGATAATTACTTCATTCATTCCATTATTAGCTAATTCCATTGTTAGATTACAATAAGTATCATACAAATGCTTTTCTTCTAAGAGAGGATTAGTATAAGTATATCGTAAAGGAATATCAGCATCATTGAGTAAAGCAATTGTTTCTTTCATGCGAGTAGAAGAAGTCGAACCACACAGTAAGCGACCTCCATTCCAAATTGCTCCTGGAAAAGTTCCATAGATACCACCAAATTCAATTCCTTCGTGGAAATACTCTGGATGAAAATGATGTAACTGTAACAAAGATAAATTTAAGTGCAATAAAGTATCGAAATCAGGCAAATAAAATTTCATTATTTAAGCTCCTTTGTCATTATTCTTTTTATTACAATTATATCATTTTTTTTCAGTAAAATCAACTCATGAAGGAGAGTAAATAAAAAAATCTCCTTTCTCACTTATTTATTTTCTAAATAATATGAGAAAGGAGATAAATCAATTAATCAATATTCACCAGTGTGATCAATACCACACAATTTATCGACGCTCTCAGTTAAAGCATCAATCATTTCTCTTAACCAGTAGTCATTGTCATCTGACCACTTTCTTAAATATAGAAGCTCCTTTTCAAGAATTTCTATTCTCTTCTATTGTTCTTTAATAATTTCATATAATTCTTCAATGGTCATAAACAATGACCTCCTTTATATGTTATTAGGGTAGAACCTAAATAAGACTCTACCCTTATTTTTATTTTTGATTACGAGAGCGTTCATTATAAAATAAATTACTAACACCCAATCATCGGAAGAATTTTGCCAAGAGGCAAGGTTTATATACTTGATAAAATACTGCAAATATATAAAACTCTCAAAGAGAGTTATAAATAAAGTCAATAACAAAACAGTGGCCACCGATATTCGCATTCGCATTCGACGTGGAATTGTTCAAATTCAGATAGAAAGGACCAGTATTCAGCCTGTTATTCCAATTACTACTGAAGTTCGTGACGTGAGACGAATTGCAATTCGTATCGTGGAATAAATATTTTATCGTATAAGTAACCCATATATTCAAAGAATTTTACTATTCTTTAAATTTTTTATAATTTTTGGATGCGGCCACCGACATTCGCACTCGCACTCGACGCGGAATCGTTCAAACGCAGAAAGAAAGGACCAGAAGCCAGCCCGTTAGCCCAATAACCACCGAAGCGCGCGACGCGAGACGAATTGCAACCCGCATAATCAGAGAAGTAAGTTGTACCACTACCTCCTTTAGCCGTTATAACAAATCCGCCTTCACTAGTACCTAAACAATTGGTATAATATCCATAAGTATTACTAGTGAGTCCAGAAGCATTGGTAAATTCATAATTAGTGCCAGAATCATCAAAAGCTCCAGTAGTAGTTAAATAATTTCTAGAAGCATCAGTAACAATGCCATCACACCATTTAGAAATATTACCCCAAAAATTTTCAATTCCCGCAAATTTCATACCTTCAGTATCCGTTCCACCATAATCCAATCCTTGATTATTCATTGTTCCAGTAATAATAGGAGCAGAATTAGAACTATTAGTATAACCATATCCGAGAGCAGTTTGTCCATTCAAAGATTTATATTTTATAACATACATGGCCTATAAATAAACTAATTGATAGTAAGCAAACTACTCATAACCATCGCCATTTAGTTGGGCTGCCGCACGAAACTCACTAATAGTTTTAGAAGCCGTAGGGGTTTTATTACTTAAACTACGTAATTTACCATCACTATCAATATAGCCATCATAAGCACCAGTATAAAATGTATCTAAATCTTTATTATGCGTATGTGCGTAATAAGTAAAATCTGTATTAGCAATATCATTTGTAAAACTAACAGTAACTTTATTATCGTCGCTTTTAGTAATTCTTAATCCTCTTCTTGGAAAAGCAATCATTACATCTCCTGCACTTCCACTTTCAATATCTACTGGATTACCATTAATATCTTCAGCGTAATTATTAGGATTTAATTTTACAACTTCTACTCCATCTTTCATAAGAACGGGATAATGTCCGAAAAATTCATCCCAAGCA